GGGTCGGCAGTCTGGAAGCTGAACAAAATATCGTTGCATCCCCCCCCTCACAATTTTTGCCCCAAAAGCCCTCTGGTGAGCAGTGTGTGCCGTGTGATAGCCCATTATGCCCCGAGGATGCCCGCTGTGAGGTTGTGTGTGGTCGTGTGGTATGTCCTATCGATTCAGCTTGTGCTGTTGTTTCTGGCCATGACAGTGTTGTTGTCTATGAAAAGCATCTTGGATCTGATCTACCTAACGGGAGCGACACTGCATTACTTGGTGTCACTGGTTGTTCTGGTCACGCTGGTGTTGATGGTACCGATTCTGGTGATCCAGTGGGTACTCAGCGTGTTGCTGGGATAAGCCTACTCAGCCTGAGTGAATCGCTTGGGATTAGTGTTGGGACCTTGGTTAATTTCTACCCATTTATAGCTGGTTATACTCATATTTCGGTAGAAATGCTTAGAATTGTACTAGGCAAGCTGCGTGTCAGTGAGAGTGAGTTGCATGAGGTTGTTGTTGTTGGTGAGCCTCCGTTTCGTGAGGGTGTTGCCTTGGGTATTCGGCTAGCTAACCAGAGGCTTAGGTACTTTCAGGATGATGCTGGCGAGGCTTTCTTGGGTGTTATACGGCCAGAGAGTGTGCGTACTGGTGAGCGGGTAGTGTTTCGGTCTGTTGATGGTAAGTGGATGGCATGGAGACCTTTATGAGCATGAGACGATTGAGAATTGCTGACTTACTTGAACAGAAGTTTCCAAACCTTGCCCTGCTTGAGTACGAGCTTCAGGGTGATATTACACCGCAGGGTGCTATGCTGTTGGAATGGATGGTGTCCTTTTTGCAGGATGTGGATCACCTCAACTTGGCCAAGGTTACCCATGCGTCTTTGATGCGTGGATTAGAGTTTGATGAGGACGACATGGAGGTTGCTCGTGATGATGCTCTGGAGGTGAGGATTGAGTTGGAAGACTACGGTTCTTTGCCGTTGTTCACATCGGCTGTGACTGAGGATGAGATGTACTTCCAGTTTGACCTGACTGTTTCTACCCTGATTACCCACGCCAACCTGCACCTGTAATGGAAGAGCAGCAGGTAGAGAATCCACTTGGCTGGACCTTAGAAAAGGTTCTTGCTCACAAGTGTATACCGCATCCGATCATCGAGACTCCTACTGAGGAGTGGTTAAGGAAAGCTGTAGCAAAGCTGGGTGCTGACGAGATTGGGCGTAGGTTAACCAACCGGGATGTCCGTGTAGCTGCTGAGTTGGATGACCCATTTCGGTATGCTCATGAACCGGACCACTGGAAGGCTGCTGACGGGGTATTGAATGATCGTGACGAGGTGTTGGTCTTGGGCGGCAACCGTAGTGGGAAGACTGAGTGGGCTGCTCGTCGTGTTGCCCAGATGTTGGTTGGTTACGAACGGGGAGAAGTACCTTGGCCACAGTGGATGCGGGATAGGTGCCAGCGTAGAGGATTAAAGATCTGGTGTCTCCATACTACCAACCAGTCGTCCATCGCATTCCAGCAGAATGTGGTGTACAAGTACCTACCTAAAGAGCTTAGGAACGCTAGGAAGAGTAAGTACACCAACCTTTCGTACAGTCAGAAGAACGGGTTCAGTGACAACACTGGGGTGTACGATACGAATCAGGTATGGTTCCTGAACTATGCTCAGGACAAGCAGGTAATCGAGGGTGGTGAGCCGGATCTAATCTGGTGTGACGAGCTTGTGCCTCAAGACTGGCTGGAGACGCTTAGGTATCGTCTGGTGACTCGGCAGGGTAAGCTGCTACTTACGTTTACACCGATTCTTGGTTACACCCAAGTGGTGAAGGAGTATGTTGCTGGCTGCAGGTTTACCGACTGGCTTAAGTCGGACTTGTTACCGGGACAGAATGTAGCCGGGGTCCCAATGGGCCATATGCCTTTTAAAGCAGACGCTAGGGCGGGACGTGCTGGCATTGTCTGGTATCACACAAAGATGAACCCCTTCTCGTCTTTCGAGACGATGGAGAGAACACTAAAAGGAAGAAGCAGCTATGACATCAAAATTCGTGCATATGGTTGGGCTGAAACAACTGCTGGAAGCCAGTTTCCTAACTTCAATGAACATTCCATCGTTCCACACGATAAAATTCCAACCGAAGGAACGAACTTCATGGTTGTGGACCCAGCGGGCGCAAGAAACTGGTTTATGCTGTGGGCAAGAGCAACCCCAGATGGAAAGCTATACATCTACCGGGAATGGCCGGATGACACTTACGGAGAATGGTCTCTTCCTTCAGAACGCCCAGATGGTAAGCCCGGTCCCGCTCAACGGGCTGGGGCTGGTAGGGGTGTAGCTGACTACTGTCAGTTGATTACTGACTTGGAGGGTGACGAGGAGATTGAGGAGAGGTACATTGACCCTAGAGCCGCTGGCACCCCTACAGCCTCCAAGGAGGGCGGTGTAACGCTTCTGGATCTACTGGATGAGTCAGGACTCACCTTCGTCCCTTCAGTGGGTGTTTTGGTCGATGAACGGGTCTTGTTAATCAATGACCTGCTTTCCTTTAATAAGGCTGAAGAGATCAGTGCTGAAAATACTCCGCGACTTTTTGTGTCTGATCGGTGTTCTAACCTGATTTACTCTTTGAGGGAGTGGACCGGGGTAGATGGGCAGAAGGGTGCTTCCAAAGATCCTATCGACTGTTTGGGGTACATTTGCGTGATGGGACCGAAGTATCAGCGGGCTGGTGGGTTTACAAACATGATCACAGTCAAGCATGGAAGCTATTGACGAGTGCGAGGTTGAAGAGGACATAGATCCTTGGCTACTCAGCCCTAAGCTGGCTTGTAAGACTTTGGGTATTTCACGTCCAACCCTGCTAAAATTGGTTAGGGATGGTGTATTACCCTTTGTGACTACACCCGGTGGGCACAGAAGATACCTGTCGTTAGATGTTGAAAGGATTTTGAATGAAAGAAGAGAGTGTTGACCAACTAGCAATGTTTGCTGACGAACCAGACATCAACGTCCTTTTGGACGAATGGCGTAGGGCTTGTTGGACTGGACTGGATGGTGCGCGTGTAAATGGGCTTGATGACATTCGCTTTGCTCGTTGGTCAGGGCAAACTGACGATGGGAAGAAGCACTCACAGTATCGTGACAATGGTAACCCAGCCTTTCCGTTTGAGGGTGCATCGGATGTCCGGTGTAGGCTGGCTGATTCTGTCTGTAATGAGCTTTCAGCACTGCTTTTAGCCACATTTTCTAGGGCAGACATCCGAGGATCAGCAACTGAGATCAATGATTTACCCATTTCAGGTGCAGCAACCACCCTTCTCAAGTGGGTTAGGGACAACAAGTTGCAACGGGAGCTACTGCGTGAGGCAGAATTGGCGGCTCAGTACGCTACTCAGTACGGCTGGGTAGTTATGTTCACTGGCTGGGAGCAAAGATTGGGTCTTCGTAAGCAGAAATTCACGTTTGAAGAGTTCGCAATCAACTCTCAGCGGTTTGAACCGGGAAGTTTGCTGGCTCAGTTGCCAGAATTGGTGTCTAATCCCGAGTCAGAAGACCAAGCTGCCACCATTTTTCAGGGTATCATCCCTGATTTAGAGCTTTCTGACGCAAAAGAACTGGTTCGTGACCTTCGTGAGACTGGATCTGGCTCGTATGAGCAGGAGTATGTGTCCAAAAACCTGCCATTGGTGCTTGCACTGAAACCTTGGGACGAGATTGCCTTCCCTCCCGAGACGATTGACCTGCAAAACGCTCGTGTAATCTTCCGGCGCTGCTGGCACACCGAGGTTGAACTTCGTGAGAAGATTGAAACGGCTGGGTGGGATGCTGAGTGGGTCGAGAATGCTGTTAAGTCGGGCAATTCCTACAGCACAGACAATCTGATTGGCTTTGAAACAGCCTCAACATCGCTGGCTTACCGTGAAATTGACCGGAAGAACCTGATTGAGGTGGTCTACGCCTACACTCGGAGCCTGGATGATGGTAAACCATGCATTTACTACACTGTTTTCTGCCCAACGATGGCAGCAAGCAAAGCTGACATCCCTCAGTACGCTATCCATGAGCTTCTGGACTACGCGCACGGAGAGTATCCATTCGTGGAGTTCCGCTTGGAGCGCACAAAAAGGGCTGTAGCAGACTCACGTGGAGTCCCCGAGGTAGTCTCTACCGATCAGGATGAAATCAAAGCACAGCACGATTCTCTGCGCGATAGAACGGCATTTGAAACGCTGCCTCCCATCCGGGTTGTTAAGCGTGTTGGACAGCCAACCAAGATTGGTCCCGGTGTACCGCTTCCGGTTACACGTCCCGACGATTACACCTTCATGGATCCGCCAACTCGCGCCCCTCAGACGTCTTTCAGCTTGATTGAGCGTGTCGAGGCGAATGTTGCCAACTACTACGGCCTAAACCACCCGTCTGTGCCTCCCGTGAAAGCCCAGATGCTTCAGCAGGTCCGTGTGAATGCATGGCTCAACACTTGGGCGACTGTGTTTCGTCAGATGTTCGCCCTTTGCTTGCAATACATGCCAGCAGAGGAGATTGAGCGTATCACCGGTGTACCTCTGCCACAGAACCGGACTGACATTGAGTCAGCTTTCGACATCAACGTGAAGTTTGATGTGCGAGAATTGTCTACGGACTTTGTGGCTGAGAAACTTGCCAACATCAGCAAGTTTGTGGTTCCAATGGATGCTGGTGGTGTGGTTGATCGGAACAGGCTGGTACGCATGTTCATTGAGGCAATCGCTCCAGAGACAGCTTCTGACCTTATTATCGATCAAGGCCAAGCATCTGAACAGATGTACAGGCAGGTACAGTCTGACATTGGCTTGATGATGTTGGGTGCTGAACCTCTCTACACCGAGAACGATCCAGCAGCTAAGATGAAGTTGCAAATGGTTCAGGATAACATTTCCAAGAACCCAAAAGCGCAGGCTGCTATGCAACAGGATCAGTTGTTTGCTGCCTTGTTTGAGAACTACGTCAAGAACCTACAGATGTCCTCTATGCAGCAGGAGAATGCGTCCATTGGAAGGCTGGGTGTTTCACCTATTGCTCCGAAACTTCAAGCTGGCTCTGGACAGATGGCGCCTTCTGAGGGATAGCATTAACTTGGCTTGCATGGTGTGCGGGGAGATCCCGTAACGGGTTTGTGATGTGACCCTTTGAAACACAAGCCACTTCTTTTTATGATTAAGCTCTATGGTGAGCAGTTCGCTGGTTATAATCAGCCAAAACGTACTCCCAGCCATCCCAAGAAAAGCCATGCTGTGGCTGCCAAGGAGGGAGACAAGGTTAAGCTGATTCGCTTTGGTCAGCAGGGTGTATCTGGCTCACCCGAGAAGGAAGGTGAATCTGAGGCTTACAGAAAGCGTAGGGAGTCCTTTAAGGCTCGTCATGCCAAGAACATTGCGAAGGGTAAGATGTCAGCGGCATATTGGAGTAACGTGACCAAGTGGTGACATAATGGTTAAGTGGTGATTTATGGAAGAAGAACACATCAACCAACTAAGAAAACTGACAGCTGACGAGTTTCGAGAACTAGCAAAAGCCAAGAACTCCCCACTCTGGAAGGTAGTCTTGGACACCATCGCTGCAAACTTAGAGGTTGAACTATCAGTTGCTCTGGCTGAATCAACGCCATCAGAACTGCGTGGATACACTGCTGGACGTGCAGCAGCATTGAGGGATCTTAGCGCAGCATTAGTAGACTTACAGAAGTACGCACAGACTGAACACTTCTCTTGACGCAAGAAGATTCTGAGTAGCAATTCTTGCTCAAACCTACCGGGAGGTTAATCCCGTGCCTTAATTTAGCCTCCTCTGGGTGGAGGTGTAAAAACTCCCATGACTAAAGAAACCGAAACGGGCAATGAAGCTCCCGATAAACCGCTTCAAGACGCACTGGGCATCCTCGATGACGATAAGTTAGCGGGGGTCTTACGGGATAAGTTCCTTACCAGCGAGGAACAGAAGACTCAACCTGAGCAGGAAGCTCAAGATGAGCCTGAATCAGAAGATACTGAAACGGAGTCTTCTGAGGAGGAAACCGATCTTTCACAGGAAGCGGATGAACAAGCCGAGTCTGATGAAGTGGAGGAGTCTGAGGAGGAGGAGGAAGATAAACCTTCCCTGCCAAAAGGTGTCCAGAAACGCATCAGCAAACTCGCTGCTAAGAAGAAAGCTGCTGAAGAAAAAGCTGAAGCTGCTCTAGCTAAAGTCAAGGAGTTGGAAGCCAGGCTTAATGCCAGTGAACCTCAGAAGAGTGAGTCACGGCAGGAGCCAAGTTCTGACTTCGTGCAAGCTCTAAAGAGTGTGGATGATGTGGACAGGGAGATGAAAAGCGCCTTGGACATTATCCTTCTCGCAGAGGCTAACCCCGATGGTGTCGTCCTTAAGGTGGATGGACAAGAGCGGGAGTTTACCTCTGAGGAACTCAAGGAGATGAAGCTCAAGGCTATCAAGTTCCGTGAATCTGAACTACCGGCTAGAAAGCGTTATCTGGAAGCAGAAACGCAGGTCGAGAAGCAGATCCTGAACGAGTACCCTTGGTGGAATAAGCCCGATTCACCCGAATATGGCATTGCCAGTCAGGTGATTAAGGACTTCCCACAGATCAAGCAGAAGCGACCCGACTGGAAGCACGTTGTTGGTCTGTTCGTTGACGGGATTATCTATCGAAACTCCCTCAAGTCACAGGCTGAACAAAAAGCTGTCACGCAGACCAAAGTGGTCAAGAAAGCGCCAGCGCAACCGGGGTTAACTTCAGCGGGTAAACCTACTCAAACGCAGAGTGAGATTGCAAAGGCTAAGGCTAAGTTCAAGCGTGACCTGTCATCCGATTCGCTCGCCCAAGTGATTAAAGCTATGGGCATTTAACGCAAGGACATACTGTTATGGCATTACTTACTGAACCCAATGTTGTTGGAAAGCGCGAAGATCTCATGGATCTAATCGCGTTGGTTGACGCTAAGGATACTCCCTTGGTGTCTATCGCGAAAAAAGGAGCCAAGCCCGGCAATACCTATTTCCGCTGGCAGGCAGACTCCATGCCTTCTGTGAAGGCTGGGGGCATCGTGGACGGCACTGACGTAACCACCTACGACAACTACACCAAGGATGGGGGCACCAGCTTCCGTGCAGAACTGAGCAACTATGTTCAGATCTTCCGCCGGGCTGTTCGTGTGTCTCCTCTCTCTGAGGATGTGGCTGTTATCGCTGGTGTGCGTGATGCGCTTGCCTATGAAGTCGCTAAGGGTGTTAAAACCCTCAAGCGGGACATGGAAGTGGCTTTCTGCTCTAACCAGACTGCCAACACCGACAACGGAACGACTCAGGGTTACACGACCGCTGGTTTGCAGACGTGGATCAGCACTGCTGGAACTGGAACCGGGGCTACGATCCCTTCCAACTTCCGCACGCCTTCTGCTTCTATCGTGACCGGAGCTAACGCTTCGTTGCTGACTGACACGGCTGTTCAGGACTTGCTCCGTAGCATCTACGAGCAGACCGGGCAGCAAAAGTCCTATGACTGCATCGTTGGTACTGCGCTGAAGCGTGCGTTCACCAACCTGATCAGCACGACTGCTCTTAGCACGATCAGCAACAGCTCTAACACGCTGGCTGCTGGCGCAACGAAGGTGCAGACCTTCAGCCGGGATGCTGCTGCTGAAAGCTACATCCAGTCTGTGGACATCTTCCAAGGTGACTTTGGTACGCTCCGTCTCCACCCAACGACCTTCATGTCCACCATCGCTGGATCGACTGTGACGAATGTCAACTTCAAGGGCTTGGTCCTTGATATGGACCTGATCGAAGTGCGCTACGGTGGAAACCTCGCTAACGTGATGCCCCTGCCTAACGCTGGTGGTGGTGAAGCTCGTTTGATCGAAGCCGTTGCTGGCTTGGTTGTTGGCAACCCGCTCGGTCTCGGTAAGTTTGATTACTCGGCAGCCTAAGGGGGATTAGGGCTGACCTGAGAGTGGCATAGGGGAGGGTGGGTGCTTGCGCCCACTCTCCCTAGCTCCCCATATAAATATGATTCACATCCCAGAAAATCTGATTGGAGACTTGGACACTGAACTTCGCCGCGGCTGGCAGCAGGCACGGATTAGGGCGGAGATCGAAAAGAAGCATACGGCAGTAATGAATGCTGTGGCTCACAAGTCTCTCGATGGCATTGGAAGCCTTAGAATGCGTGTACCCGGTGATGCTTATCACTACTGGGGGCAAAGGCTTGGATACGAATGCTGGTCAGATCCACAATTTTTGAAAGAGTTTGAGAGGGACAACCCTGAAGTAAAAGTCAAGTCGATTGGGACAGGCAAGACTCAAGTAGGGTATACTCCAACCTCAAAGCGTTTCTCTAAGTCCTACGGACCACTCTAATGCGTACAGTTCCTTTCTCCACGATCCTTAATGAGGCTGTACAGCTTTCTGGACTGGATCGTGATGCAATCACAGATAAGACTTTTAGGGCTTTTCGTGACCTTTGCTCTAATCGGCTTGCTGAGATCTGGAGACGGGAGCAATGGCCTTTCTTGATCGCCTACAGGAACGTCACGTCTGGCCGAGAGGTGACGCAGTACGAGACTACTGCTGGAAGCCCTTTGGTGACGTTTACAGCGCCTTATCAGGTATTGCAGTATGCTGATCTTTACGACACTGGTTCGCAAGTCTTGGTTACGGTTGATACAACGGCTGCTTACAAGTATTCAGGAGCACCTCTGATTCAGGGTAGCTTTCCATTCACAGCATACACTTCTAGCACAATCACACTGAATGTTGGAGTCAATCAGGCTTCCACAAATGTGTATGCAATTAGCAGTGGTGGAGAAGAGGCAGCATTCCTTTACACAGCCAACGATAATAGCTTTCCGATCAGGCTACCATCTGACTGCGAGACTGCTCTTGCAGTGCTTACAGAAGATCCTAGAGCAAGCACACGGGCTGTTGAGGTGCCATTCTACCTTGAAAGTCTCAGGACTCCTTTGACGAGTGGACAGTTTTCAACCCTATACGATTACGCAATTCTCAAGCAGTCAATTGACTGCTGGTTACAGTATCGTGTTGCATGCCCATTGCTGACTGGTGATGCATACAGTTCATCAACTGTATATTCATCTGGAATGCAGTCCTACTATAACGGGCATTTCTATATCTCAAATTACAGCGGATCTGGCGTTGCCCCATCTGAATTAGGAAACACCGCAAACTGGACTCGAATAAACATTCCAGAATTATTTCGCGCATTCCTTGTGCGAGCGATACTTTCGGACTATCTACGGACAGAGAGCCAGTTTGAACAGGCTGCTGCCGCTGAAATGGAGGCTCAAACCGCTTACGATAGGGCTGTTGACTTTGTGTTAAGGCAGCAGCAGCAGACGACGAAGCTCAACATGGTTCACACTTACTGATATGAACAGTCTTAATACAGTTGCAACAAAACGGAACGGTATCGTTCAGGGCTCTAATCCATCAGGGCAAGCACAGAACGTAGAGGTGTCTGCAAATGGTGGGTTGATTGTTGGCAACGCTCTTACCAAATTTCGTGACTCTTACGAGTCTTACACGCCCGGTGTTCTATACACCGAGTCCAAGGCAACTGGAGATATTATTCAGGTTGATGGGAACGCAGCATCTGCTTCTTATCTTGTAATATCCAAGTCACCTTGGAATGTTGGAACTGAATCCACACTGAACAGTATTGCATCTTTTGCGATGCCTTTGGATGCCAGCTTCGGGGCTCACATGAGCCAAAGGACTCTTGGTCAAGAGTTCTCGATTGAGATTGTAGATACTGATACTGGACTTCCAACTCCTGCTGAAATCACTATTTCTGCACTATCACAAGCAACTACAACCCTTACAATCACGACAGCAACGAATCATGGCCTTTCGGCTGGTCAGGCTTTTGGAATCTACGACTGTCCAGATTCTCGCTTTAACTATCCAGCGCTTGTTGTTGCAAGTATCGTAAGCGAAACTCAGATTACTGCTACTGCGGGCCCGGGTGGAACTATTACCAGCCTTACTGCATCACCTTCGTTGCTTGGAACTCCAAAAATCTTCATTCGTCGCCGCCTTGGTGGAGCAAATGATGGTACAAGCATGATATTTGAGAATGCTACAGCAACAAACGCAAGTATCTACGTTCGCTCAAATGGTGGAGATGCGTATCCCACTGGAACTGTTCTTGGTAGTCATAGCGTTACAGTCGGCAGCAGTGCATCTGTAGCTCTAGCAAACACGATTGCCACCTATTCATTCATTCCTACTACTGAGTATAGGTTGAGTTCTGCTATTGATCGTGTCCAATGGCATGACCAAGGCGTTGATGTCGCAACTGGATCAACACAGCGCGCTATTCGTACTTCTGTTTGTCCGACTGCGTCAAAGCAATACCGCTTGCGGTTTAGGGCAACAAACAACAAATCGTTGACTGTACCAGTTGGTAAGATTGTTTCAGCTACTAAAGCAGCATCCACTACTGCTACCATTGTATTCGCTGCTGCTCATAGCCTTACGATCAACGATCAGGTTGTGATCTATGGTATCTCGGATCAGACCAACTTCGCCAACCAGACTACTGCGGTCGCTGTAGCTTCTGTAGTAAACAGCACAACCATCACTGTATCATTTGGAGCATCTGCAACAGCAACATCGTATGGTGGTTATGTTAGCCGGGTTCAGGGCTCTCAGGTTCAGCAGGGTGCTGTTACTCAAGTTGCTGTAAACGCTGCTGTCACAAGCAGTGTTCTTACGCTTACTGGTAACGCAACATGGACTGGTTTTGTTATTGGTGATTATCTGGAAGTTATAGGAGTACGAAACACCTCTACCGGGGCTGATCTTGGTGTTGATGGAGCTTATCGTGTCCGCAATATCTCCACCACAACGCTTGTCCTTGAGCCTTTGACTGGAACTATTCCTCCAGTCACTTTGGTTTCTACTGCTTGTGGTGGTGGAATTATCAAGCGCACCGATCTGCGTGTGTCTTGGAGCCGGATCATTGATTTCGAGCGTGAGCGCGTTGAATTCACGCCACGCCCAGCTGGTGACACTAGTATTGCGCTTCCTGTCCAGATTCCAAGCGCAGTCACTGTTACTGGCACAAACCTATCCACCAACGTTAACCAGATCGGTGCGGCTACACCTGCTGTAGGTGTTTCGAGTGGTTCTACGAACTCTACTCTATCTGTAAACGTAGCATCTGCTATTTCAAACGTAGACCAAAACGCCACTGCATTTAACGGTGCTGGTCGCGTGAATGGTACTGTTGTTGCATCTGCAAGAGGTGGTTCTGCTGTAATCAGCGCGGAAATCAACGTTTCTGCGCTTACTTTGGGAACAGCAACTAGCGTTGTATTTGTCCTACAGGAATCGTCTGGTGGAACCAACTTTACTGACATCTGGGTGTCTGATCCAGTTGCTACTACTGGCATTGTTCGTGTCCCTCCAATCTTGGTTGGTGGTCGTCGCCGTTGGGCCGCGCACTCTGTTGGTGGTACATCGACAACTGTAACTGCAACAATTACTGCCCTTGAGTTGCCATCTGGCTATCCTTCAATTCGTCAATATCGGGATGCGTTCTCTGCAACCAACCCATTTGCAACAGTAATCAATAACGCCACTCAAACTGCAACCAGCTTTGGAAACTTAACTGGAACTACACAAGCAACTTCTGCATGCGTTATTGAAGGTTGCACGAACATCTCTGCACACATGACGCTTGCTGGAGCACCAACTGTAACTACACAGCCGATTGTGTCTATTGAGGTGTCTCAGGACCTAACGAACTGGTTTACAACTACCACGACAATGACAGCAGCCGGGAATGGCACTTATGCTGCAACGCTTCCAAACGTAGCATTCCGTTATGCTCGACTGCGTGTGACAACTGCTGGAGTATATTCCGTCGGAAACTACAGTGTGAGTTCTGCTGGTATTACTGCTGTTGGATGATATATTTTATGAGAATTATCGAGCTTATTATCAACCTTGAGAGGCAATCCGTATTGGCTAGATGCCTTTACAATGTGCAAGACATTGAGCATCCAATCACATTTACTCTAAAAGAGGCAGATCTATACTCCTTTGCCTCTGATGCTGGGAGAGATTCTTGGGACAACCAAGATGTAATCGGACTAGCTCTTAGACAACTCGGAGTTCACGTTACAGTCTAATGTTCCACCTGTCACCACATAC